ATGGCAAAATCGAGATGGACGGTGTCGCAGCGTCAGCGCTTTCTGGCGCGGCTGGCGGAGACGGGTGACCCGGCGACGGCGGCAGCCTCGGTGTCGCGGCGGCTGGACGAGGCTTATGCGCTTCGGGCGGCCGAACCCGGCTTCGATCAGGGCTGGAGCCGGGCTGTGGATATCGCCTGGGACCTGGTGGAAGCCAAGGTATTGGCACGCATTTTGGCGACAGAGGACACGGTGCCGACATCGGCACGGATTGTCGACAGCAAATTGGCGCTGGCCATTCTGCAGCGGCGCTCGGCGGCGCCGGCGGCGCGCGGCGGCGATGATGGGCCTGACATTGCGGCGCTGCGCGAGGAGATACGGCTGCTGGCGGCGAGCGAGGAAAACTGAGCGCGGCTACCGATGACGGTGGCTATGCGCAGACAGAATTGACAGCATCGGGGGGCCTGATGGCGTGTGAAGAAGCGTCGGTGGCGGAGCTTTGGGCCTTGCTGCCGCAACACGACCGGCTGGCGCTGGTGAACCGTTTTGGTGTTGAAGTGGTGATAAAGGCTTTGACGGGGGCGGGACGGCTGCGACGCGCGCAACTTCCGCCGCCGGGCGATTGGTCGATCTGGGCAATTTTGGCGGGCCGGGGCTTTGGCAAGACGCGCGCCGGAGCGGAATGGGTTCTGGCGCAGGCGAAGGGCGCGCCGCGCCGTTTTGCGCTGGTGGGGGCGAGCCTGGAAAGTGCCAGATCGGTGATGGTGGAAGGGGAATCGGGGCTATTGGCATTGGCGCCGCCTGATGCCGGGTTGCGGTATTTTTCGAGCCTTCATCAATTGGCCTGGGCGAACGGATCGACAGCGCGACTCTATTCGGGCGGAGACCCCGATGGGCTGCGCGGCGGGCAGTTTGATTATGGTTGGGGGGACGAATTTGCGCATTGGCCGCGCGCCGAGGAGGCCCTGACCAATTTGCGCCTGTCGACGCGGCTGGGGGTGCGTCCGCAATTGCTTTTGACGACAACGCCGTTGCCGCTCGACTGGCTGAAGCGGCTGTTGATCGAGCCGGGTGTGGTGGTGACGCGGGGGCGGATGCGCGACAACGGCAAGAATTTGCCGGCGACTTTTCTCGATGCGCTGGAGGCGCGCTTTGGCGGCAGCCTTGTGGGGCGGCAGGAGTTGGACGGCGAGCTTGTGGAGACGATCGAGGGGGCGTTGTGGACGCGGGCGCTTCTGGAGCAGCAGAAGCGCACGGCCTGGCCACCGCTGGCGCGGGTTGTGGTCGGCGTCGACCCGCCCGCGGGGGCGGTGGACGGCGTGTGCGGGATTGTGGTGACGGGCCTCGACGAAAATGGGCGGGGCTGGGTTTTGGAAGATGCCTCGGTGCAGGGCGCGCGGCCGGAGAGCTGGGCGCGCGCCGTGGTGTCTGCGGCGGACCGGTGGCGCGCCGACAGGGTGATTGCCGAGGTGAACAATGGTGGCGACATGGTGGTGGCGCAATTGCGGGCGGTGGATGCCCATCTGCCGCTGACAGCGGTGCGTGCGGCGCGCGGCAAGGTGGCGCGCGCCGAGCCTGTGGCGAGCCTGTATGGGCAGGGCAAGGTGTTCCATTATGGTTCGTTTCCGGCGCTGGAGGACCAGCTGTGCGGGCTGCTGGCGAATGGGGTTTATGCCGGGCCGGGACAGTCTCCCGACCGTGCCGATGCGCTGGTGTGGGCGCTGAGCGCGTTGATGCTGGGACCAAGGGCGGGTGCGCCATCGGTGCGCGGGATCTGAAAATTCTTGCCTGCCGTGGCGGCGGGCTGACAAGATGGAGGGGCCGATGAATTTGGCATTCTGGCGGACCAAGGCACGCGCGACGGACGGCGTGGCGGCGAAGATGGCGGGGTATGCGCCGAGCTGGGCGCACCCCTGGTCCGGGGCCGACATGGGGCGCGGAGACGGCGCACCGAGAAGCTATGAGGCACAGGTGCGTGCGTCTTATCTGAAGAATCCGGTGGCGGCGCGGGCGGTGCGGCTGTTGAGCGAAGGGGCGGGCGGGGCGCCGCTGGTTTCGAATCCGGCTGGGCATCCGGCGCTGGCGCTGCTGCAGAGCTGTGGCTGCGGGGCTTCGGGGCCGGGGCTGATGGAGACGCTGACCGCACAGCTTTTGCTGCACGGCAATGCCTATGTGGAGGTGGCGTGCGGAGCGGACGGGCTGCCGGCTGCCCTTTATGCGCTGCGGCCCGAGCGGGTGACGGTGGCGCTTGATGCCAAAGGATGGCCTGAGGCCTATTTGTACCGGGCTGGTGATACGGTGACGCGCTATGCGCCGGAGAACCGGGGCGAGGATGCCGGGCTTTTGCATATTCGGGGCTTTCATCCGCTCGATGACCATTATGGCCTGGGGTGCCTGGGGGCGGCGGAGGCGGCGGTGACGATGCACAATGCCGCCTCGCAGTGGAACCGGGCGCTGCTCGACAATGCGGCGCGGCCTTCGGGGGCGGTGGTGTACCAGCCTGGCGATGGGTCGGCGCTTTCGGCTGAGCAGTTTGAGCGGCTGAAGGCGGAGATGGAGGCGGGTTTTTCGGGCGCTGGCAATGCCGGGCGGCCGATGCTTCTGGAGGGCGGCTTGAGCTGGCAGGCGATGAGCCTGACGCCGGCGGAAATGGACTTTGCCAAGGCCAAGGATGCGGCGGCGCGCGAGATTGCGCTGGCGTTCGGGGTGCCGCCGCTGCTGCTGGGGCTGGCGGGGGATGCGACCTATTCCAACTATAAGGAAGCGAATGTGGCGCTGTGGCGGCTGACGCTGTTGCCGCTGACAGGGCGAATCTTGCAGGCGCTGTCGGCGCATTTGCGACACTGGTGGCCGGGGCTTGAGGTGCGGGTCGATCTGGATGCGGTGCCGGCGCTTTCCGCGGACCGGGAGCGGCTGTGGTCGCAGGTTTCGGGCGCGGCGTTTTTGACCGATGCGGAGAAGCGGGCGCTGCTTGGGCTTGAGGCGGCGCGATGACGGCGATGCTGGAGGGGCTGGTGGCGCAGGCCGAGGCCGAGGGTGCGGCGCGAGTGACGCTGCGCGCGCTTGTGGAGGAAGCCAGCGAGGTAGGCGCCAGCCGCGCGCTGGAGATGGTGGGGCTGCGCGATGCGACGGCGGGATCGGACATCGTGCAGCTTCGCCAGCTGATCCAGGGGTGGCGGGATGCGAAGAAATCGGCGGTGAATGCGGCGGTGAGCTGGGTGGTGCGGATGATGGCGGCGCTGCTGCTGCTGGGGCTGGCGTTCAAGCTGGGGCTGATCGAACGCGGGAGGATTTGAGCGATGCAGGATCTGCGGCTGGCGGGCTATGCGAGTGTGTTCGGCGTGGCGGACACGGGCGGCGATGTGGTGATGCCGGGAGCTTTTTCGGGAGCTTTGTCCGAGGTGCTTCCGGGACGGGTACCGCTGCTTTGGCAGCATGATGTGCGCGAACCTGTGGGGTTTGTGGAGAGTGCCAAGGAGGATGCGCGCGGCTTGCGCGTGGTGGCGCGGGTGGTGGCGAGCGGGCGCGGCGAGCAGGTGGTGCGGTTGCTGAAGGCAGGCGCAATCGATGGCCTGTCGTTTGGATACCGGGTGAAGGCAAGCCGCCGGGACCGGCTGCGCGGCGTGCGGGCGCTGGAGCGGGTTGAACTTGTCGAGGTTTCTTTGGTGACCTTCCCGATGCAGCCACTCGCTCGGGTTTTGGGGCTTTCGATGGTGGCAGAGGAGACGGACTGATGGACTATGAGATGAAGGCTGAACCGCTGGAAGCGGTGTTTGATCGTGTTGAGGCGCATGATGAGGTTGTGGCGCTGCGGGCCGAGGTGAGCCGCTTGTCGGGCGTGGTTTCGGCGCGTGCTGTGGAGCGTCCGGCGCTATCGGGCGCGAAATCGGCTGGCGACGGCGACTGGCTGCGCAAGGGCGGCGATGCGGGGGCCGAGATGAAGGCCGCCAGCATCGGCACGCCGGCCAAGGGCGGGCTGGCCGTTCCGGTGGAGATCGACGCCGTGATCGACCGGGTGCTGAACGCGGCATCGCCGATCCGGGCCATTGCGCAGGTCGTGGATGTCGGCTCGGCCAATTATCGCAAGCTGATTACCACGACGGGCGTTGTTTCGGGCTGGGTGAGCGAGACGGCGGTGCGTCCTGAGACGGAGACGCCGGACTTTGCCGAGATCGCACCGCCGATGGGCGAGCTTTATGCCAATCCGGCGGCGAGCCAGGCGATGCTCGATGACGCGATGTTTGATGTGGAAGCGTGGCTGGGCGAGGAGATTGGCCGCGAGTTTGCGCGCGCCGAGGGTGTGGCCTTTGTGTCCGGAGACGGGGTGAACAAGCCGCGCGGGTTTTTGGCGGCTCCCAATGCGGCGACGGGGGATGCGGTGCGGGCCTTTGGGACGCTGCAGTTTGTGACCTCGGGGGCGGCGGGCGCTTTTGCGGCCAGCAATCCGCAGGACCGGCTGATCGACCTGGTGCAGGCGCTGGCGGCGCCATATCGCCAAGGGGCGAGCTGGGTGATGAACGCCTCGACGCTGGCGCGCATTCGCAAGATGAAGGACAGCAGCGGGGGCTTTATCTGGCAGCCTTCGCTGAGCGCAGAGCAGCCGGCGACGCTGCTGGGCTATCCGGTGGTGGAGGCCGATGCGATGCCCGATGTGGCTGCCGACAGCCTGTCGATCGCGTTTGGCAACTTCCGGGCCGGCTATCTGATTGCCCAGCGCCGGGAGACTCTGGTGTTGCGCGATCCTTATACCCGCAAGCCGTTTGTGCATTTTTATGCAACGCGTCGGATTGGCGGGGCTGTGGTCGACAGCCGGGCGATCAAGCTGATGCGCTTCAGCGTCTGATCGACTTTTGAGCATTTGAGCCCCCCTGAAGGTGGGTGTGTGAAGGGGTCCCGTCCTGACCTGCGGCTTTGGTGGCCGTCGGGGCGGGACCCAATTATCTGAAAAGGCTGACCCATGGCGATTGTTTCGGCAGCAGTGGAAAGCAACGGCTGGGTTTTGCAGCTGGTGGTGAGCGGCGGTGCCGGGGGCTTTGGCGATTATGCGCTAGCCCCGGACGCCTCGCCGCGTGTGGTGCTGCGCTCGTCGCATCCCGGGTTTGTGAAGTCGGGCGGCGAGGCGGTATCGGGCACGCTGGCGCGGTCCATTCCGGCCACAAGGGCGCTGCGGCTGCCGGTCGATCCGCTGAACCCCACCGTTGACGTGCTTGACGAGGAGGACATTGGCGGCGGGCAACGGCGCGTGCGTATCGCCCTTTCGAACCATGTCTATGCGACCGACACGAGCCTGCTGCTTGATGTGCTGGCCGGGTGGCGGACGGGCGAGGATGCGGCGACCGGGATCAGCGTCACCAATAATTCAACGCTGGTGGCCCCTGTGCCGATCATGCGTTGGGCGCGACTGCGTCTTCAGGTGGTTCAGGGCGCGTTCCGTCTTTCGCTGGTGGTCATGTCGCATCATCCGCTTGGCTTCGAGCCGGTGGCGGGCGTCAAGTTCACGGTGACGGACGGAACCAACACGAAGACGGTGTGGGCGACGGCGCTGGGCACCGACAATGACTATGGCGACAATCTGCGCTGCTATACGGTGGAGGTCGACCCGACGACTGCGACCGCGCTGACGGCGGGGCTTCTGCGCTGTGACGCGGAGGTGTATCCGTGGCTCGGGGCCATGCGGACAACGGACCCGGCTGGCACGCGCTCGATGGCGACCATCTTGTCGGGCCGGGGTGTGGGGGCGGAGCGGCCTTACGTTGTCGGCTTTGACCCGACGGGCAATCGTTACCGCAATCAATGGATTGTGATCGACAGCGTCAACGGCACGACAACCGCATCTTCGGCGATGGTGCAAACGACGCTGGCAGGGGCAAGAGCGGTCGCGGCTGCGTCCAAGCCTCGCACGGTGCGGACGGCGTTTCAGGCGCTCCAGTTGGCGAACAAGACCCTTCCGGCTGCCAATGGGCGGGGCGGAGGCACGCGCACCTGCGACGGCGCGACGATTGTTTTGGCATCGGGCGTCAACGAATTGACGGGCGCGGCGATCACCTTCCCGCTCAATACCATTGAAATTCCGGTCAGAGTTATCGGCGACCCCGATAACGCGAACCCGCGTGAAAACTGCATTGTGCAAACCGTCTCGCCGAACGCGACCTTTTTTGCCACTTTGGGGCAGTTTGAAAGCTGCACGATTGAAATCGGGCCAAGCACGGCGATCTCGCAGAACTTTGTTTTTGTGACGCTGGACAATGTGATTGTGCGGGGCCGCGCGGGCTTTGAGGGCAGCAGCGGCGGGATTATCGCAGCGGCCCCGATTTTGGGGCAGGCTTCCGTGGACGCGGCGCGAACGCGCTGGTGGCGCTCTGGCGTCGGCATGGGCAGCTCCACGATGCTGTTCGGCTTGATCCGCAAGTGCGAGTTCAGCCGCACGGCGCGGGCCGCCTGCATTTTGACGAGCAAGTGGATCGGGCGCGACGATGACCTGACCTCCAACACACTCGTCGCGGTGGGCAACTACACGCGTGAGACGGATTTGGAGGGCTGTGAGGACAACATCATTGCCTACAACGACATACGGGCGCATCGCAGCCGGGCGTTGTTGCTGACCCTGGTGCCGACGGCCACCGCAGGCACGACCTATCCGAGCGTCCGCCGCATGGCCATTGTCGGCAATGTGTTCGAGATGTTCAACCGCTCCGGCTCGCAACCGATGTTTGCGATTGGAGAAGGGGCCGCTGTTTCGGTTCATTACAACATCATTGAAAACAACACCGTTGTCGGTGAGCGGGCGAACGCCATTTATAATGACCCGAACAGCGGCAGTTCTTCGATCAACAGCGACCTGTTCTGCAACCGCATCGCCAATAATTTGTGGGACAGCAACCCGACCAAGCACGACAAGTTTCTGGACGGCACCTTTGGCTATCGCCCGCATCTGATCGGCGGGTGGTCTGATGACAATGGGGTGATGCACGAAGGCAATTTTGACAGCGGGCGCGCGGTTGTTCCCCTGTCTGCCTTCCCGCGAAGTTTCTACGGGCTGCGCTCATCGCAAAATCTGGCGGCGCCGTTTGACCCGTTGGTGACAGACGACCGTTCGGGCTTTGGCGCGAATACGGGCGGCGGTGATTATCGTCCGGCCTCTGGCTCTCCGGTGCTGGGGCGGGTGACGAACAGCAACACCGACCGGGATTTGCTGGGCGTGGCGCGCATGACGTCCGGCGCTGCTGGGGCTTATGAGCAGGCGGTGGCGGCGCTGGCTTTGGTGCCGGATCCGACCGGACATGCTGTGCACTCTACGGCACCCGGGGTGGTGACCGGCGCGGGGCTGATGCCGATGAATGCGCGCCATGGACATTTTGCCGATGGGCCGGCGCTGATGGCGGTGGCAAGCCTGGCGCCGGCGGGCGGGATGCTTGCGAGCAGGGCTTCGACATCAGCCCTGTTGCTGAGTGTGGCGCTGACGCCTTTGGCGGCCGGCCATGTGGTGCTGACGTCCTCGCCGACGCTGGAACCGGGGGGCGCCGTGCTGGTGCCGGACCGTGCGGTGCATGGCCTGGGCGGCGACGTTGCCCTGTTGAGTGTGCCGGTGGCGGGAGTGGGAGCGCGGCGGCTGATCATAGGGCCGGACGAGCGAACGGCCTTTGCGCGGCTGGGGTGATTTTTTTGGCATGATGGGAGAGCGATGATGGCGAAATTTGCAAGCGATTTTGTTCTGGATGGCAGCCTTGAGGTGGTGCGGACAGCGAACCGGATGGTGGCTTTGGCAGCACAACCGGCAACCTATGCGGCCGCGAACAGCGGCGCCCTGGCCGAGGCGGCGATGGCACCGGTGGATTTCAGCATCGGCAATGGCGACGTGTCCGGGCGCAAGGTGACGGTGGCTGCGAAGCTGGGCGTGTTGGTGAGCGCGACCGGAACGGCGAACCATATTGCCTTGCTCGACGGCGTGGCGGAGCGGCTGCTCTATGTGACGACCTGCCCGGCACAGCTGCTTCCGAGCGGCGGCACGGTGAACATTGCCAGCTGGAATGTGGAAATCGGCGACCCTCTTTGATGAGCTTTCGCCATCGCTGACGACAATGCGGACGAGCGATGAAGACGGCCGGCATCGCGGCGCGGTGCCGGCCGGGAAGCGGGCGACAGGAGGAGGGTCTGATGAGCGTCTTTGTGAAGGATCCGGGCGCATCGCTTGATTATGCGATCGACTGGGCGGCGGGATATCTGGGGGACCAGAGCATTGTTGAATCGAACTGGTCCGTGAGCCCGGAGGATGTGGCCGGCGTTCTGGTTGGTCCGGGCCGGATCGAAGGCGGACGGACGCTGGTGACGCTGAGTGGCGGCCGGGCCGGACATATCTATCGGATAACCAATGCGGTGACATTCTCGGACGGCGGGCAGGACGAGCGGATGCTTGTGGTGCGGGTGGAGGAACGGTGATGGCGATCGACCAGGGCGGGCTGGCGATCAGCCTGGCGGAGTGCAAGGCCTATCTGCGGCTGGAGCGCGACGATGAGGACGCGGTGCTGGCCGGGCTTATCCGCACGGCTGCGGGGCTTTGCGAGGCGTTTATCGGCCAATGGCTGATGGTCCGCGAGACCGAGCAGCGCCTGAGCGCCGATGGGGGCTGGCAGCGTCTGACGGCGCTCCCCGTGGTGGCGGTGGAATCGGTGCGCGACGGAGAAACATTGCTGCCCGCGAGCGACTTTGCCGTGGATATCGACCTCACCGGGCAGGGCTGGGTGCGCGTGGTGACGCCGGGCCTGGGGGCACCTGTGGTGCGCTATCAGGCGGGGCTGGCGACCGATTGGAACGGCATACCCGAGCCGCTGAGGCAAGGGCTGGTGCGGCTGGTGGTGCATCTGTTCAGCCACCGCGATGCGGCCGACGCGGGACCGCCGCCAGCGGCGGTGGCGGCGATGTGGCGACCATGGCGACGGATGCGGCTGGGCTGAAAAACGCCGGTTTTGAAAAGGATGGGCGGATGGGTGAGGAGCGCGAACTGGCGGGCCGGCTGCGCGAGCGGGTGACGATCGAGGAATGGGTGGAGGCGCGCGACGCGGCCGGGCTGGAGGCCGGGCATTGGGCGGTGCGTGCGACCGTGGCAGCGGCGGTGGAGGCGGAGCGGTTGACGGCGGCTGACCTGCAGCCTGGCGGCGAGGCGCGGCGGCAAGTGGCGCGGCTGCGGGTGACGCTGCGCGGGCCGGTTGATGTGGGGCTGACATCGCGGCTGTGGTGGCGCGGCGAGCGGCTGACGGTGCTGGCGGTGGAGCGTGATCCCGTTCGGGATCAGACGGTTGTGCTGCGCTGCCGGAGCGCCGGGTGATGGCGAGCCGGGTTTTGGACGCGCTGGCCGGGGCGGCAGAACGGCGCGGCGCAGCAGCGGTGGCGCGGCGGCTGGCGAGGTTGGAGGGCGCGGTTGTGGCGGAGTTTCCCGAGATCGAGGTGGGGCGGGATGGGGAGCGGCTGTGGCTGCGGGCGGCGGGGCTGGCGAGCCGGGCGCGTGGACGCCGGGACCGGGCACCCGATCCGCGGCTGGCGATGCTGGCCGCTTGGCTTGCGTCGGAGACAATGGGCGGAGGGGATGTGAAATGAGCGCGAGCCTGGCGATGCAGCGGTTGATGCGGGCGGCGCTGGCGGGCGTGGCGGGGGTGAGCGGCGTCTATGACGGCCCGCCGGTGGACGCGGCTGCGCCCTATCTGACCGTCGGGCCGGACCTGATGACGGATTGGAGCACCAAGACCGAAACCGGGCATGAGCACCGGGTGCAGGTGCGGGTATGGGACGAGCGGGCGGGGTCCGCCACGGGGAGTGCTCGGTTGAAGCCGCTGATGGGTGAAGTGGAGGCCGCACTTGCCGGGATGACCGGGGCGGTTGACGGGCATGTGCTGGTTTCGAGCCGGCTGGTGCGGGCGCTGGTGATCCGGGACAGCGGCGATTGGACCGAGGGGCTGGTGGAATTTCGGCTGCGAAGCCGAGTGTTGGGCGGCTGAGCGTTTTTGAAAGGATGCGGATATGGCGATGGAAAAGGGCAGTGCCTTTTTGCTGAAGGTGGGCAATGGCGCGGTGCCGACGGTGTTTACGACCGTGGCCGGGCTGCGGACGACGCAGATGACGGTGAATACCGAGACGGTGGTGGTGACGAACCAGGGCTCTGGCGGATGGCGCGAGCTGTTGTCGGGGGCAGGCGTGCGGTCTGTGTCGCTGAGTGGGTCGGGGGTGTTTACCGGCTCGGGCGCGGAGGCGCGGGTGAAGGCCAATGCACTTTCGGGCACGATCGATGATTATCAGGTGGCGTTTGAGAGCGGTGAGACCGTGACGGGTCGGTTTTTGATCACGCGGCTGGACTATGCCGGGGATTTCAATGGTGAACGCACCTACACGATGGCGCTGGAAAGCTCCGGCCCGGTGGTGACGGCGTGAGGCCAGCCAATGCGGAGCGCGGCGAGGCGGCGCTGTTGCTGGCCGGCGAGACGCTGGTGCTGCGGCCGAGCTTTCAGGCGCTGGTGGCGGCTGAGGCGGAACTGGGGCCGCTGTTTCAGCTGGTGGAGCGGGCGGCGGGCGGCGGACTGACCCTGGCGGAAATGGCTACGCTGATGTGGCACTGCCTTGGGACGCCGCCCGCCGGGATGGACCGGGACGGCTTTGGCGAGGCGCTGGTGCGGGCCGGGCTTTCGTCGGTGACGCCGGCGCTCCGGGTGTTGCTGGGGCAGATTTTGGCGGGTCGATGATGTTTGGCGACGCGGCGCGGCGGGCGGCGCGGGTGGCGGCGGCCGAGCTGGGCTGGCCGCCCGATGTGTTTTGGGGAGCGACGCCGGCGGAGCTGCGCATGGCGCTGGGGCTTGACCTTGAAGATGAGGCGGTGGGCGCTGTGGACGCGGCGTGGCTGGCGCGGTTGATGGAGGCATTTCCCGATGGATGTTGAAACAGGCGATCTGGACACGTTGGTGGTGCGGGTGCGGGCGGACACGTCGGGATTCATGGCCGGGCTCAGCGACATGCGGCGCGAACTGGAAGGGCCGCTGGCGCAAGGGGCGGAGCGCGCCGGGGGCGGCATCGAGCGAGCGCTTTCTCGGGCAGCGGTGAGCGGCCGGTTGGGCTTTGAGGATTTGCGGCGGGTAGCACTGCGGACGCTGGCGGACATTGCGGCAGGCGCTGTGCGGAACGACATTTCCGGGCTGTTTGGCGGCGGGGGTGGCGGCGGCGTTCTGGGGGCGCTGGGCGGAGCGATATCCGGGCTGGTGGGCGGAGCGCCGGGGCGAGCGACAGGCGGACCGGTGAGCGCGGGGCGGGCCTACCGCGTGGGAGAGCGCGGGCCGGAGCTGTTTGTGCCGACGGCCGCCGGGCGCGTGGAGGCGGGGACAGCCGCGCCGCGCGGGGCGGTGAATGTGACGGTGAATGTGGCGGCACCGCGGGAGGCGAATGCGGCGATGATGGCACAGACCGGAACACAAGTGGCGCGCGCGGTTCGCCGTGCCTTGATGCAGGCGGAGCGGTGATGCGGCATTGGTTGGCAAAGGCCGGGGACGGCCAGCGGCGGCGCTGGGTGAAGCGCTTTGACCCGCGCTATTGGACGGTCGATTTTCCGCGGCCGATGATGGCGGCGGTGACGAGCGTCGGGGCCGATGCGCTGGTGGTGGATGCGGAGTTTTTGCGGCGGGCCGATCTGGCCGGGTTGATCTGGGAATCGCAGGACCGGTGGAGCCATCCGCTGTTGGCGCTGGATACAGCGCGCGACTATCGGGGGGTTCAGCTTTCGTTCCGGGTGCAGATCAGCGGCGATGTGGTTTTGCTGGATGGCATCAATGGCCCGGTGCTGACGATCGAGGGGCGCGATGCCGCCGGCATGGCCCGCGCCTGGTATGTGCGGCTGTGGAATTATGCCGACGGATCGCCAAGCGACGCGCGGGTGAACCTTGATTTCGATGCGCTTGACGGCGGGTTTGTTTTGCCGGGCGAGGCCGACCGGGTGTGGCCGGGGGACATCGACCGGATGTTCGTGTCGCTGGTTGCGAGCGGCTATGATGGGACAGATGCGCCGCTTGTGGAGGCGGTGACGGCGCGGATGACGTTGAGCGACATCGCTTGCGATGGTCCGGGGTCGATGATCGAGGCCGGTGATGCGTTTGTGCCGCCGCATGGGATGCACATCGCATCGGGATATGATGACAGCTACAATCAGACGCCCGAGCGGCTTCTTGAGGGGATATTGGCGCTCGGCTATCGGGGGTCGCTTGTCCATTATCTCGGCATGAGCCATTTTCCGACGCTGCGGTGGGACGGCGTGGCGGAAGCCTATCTGGCGGCGGGAGCGGGAACGGGGACGGTCTGTGGGCCGGCGCTGGCGTGGCATGCGGATTTTCTGGCGCGGGCTGTGGGGCTGGCGTTTTCGCCGATCTTGTCCTTGTCATTCGAGTTGCTTGACCAGAATTGTCCGGCTCCATGGGCGCAGCGTGACGCCAATGGGGCGCGGGGGCTAACGGGCTGGGTTCCCCCCTCGGCGTTGCTTTCTCCGGCGGAACCAGCGGCGATGGCTTGGCTGCAGAACGTGGCGGCGGTGTTTGTGGAGCTGAGCGTGGCGGCTGGCGCGGCGCCGCGCTTTCAGATTGGCGAGCCCTGGTGGTGGGTGGGGCCGGACAAGCGGCCCTGCCTCTATGATGCGGCGACGGTGGCGCTGTATCTGGCCGAGACCGAGCAGTCGGCACCGCCGATTTTCGACGTGCGGCAGGTGTCGACGGCAGAGCAGCGGGACTATCTCGACTGGTGTGGAGGCTTGCTGGGACGGGCAACGCTCGCGCTGCGCGATGCGGCGCTGGCGGTGGCGGCGGGGACGGAGACGCTGCTCTTGTTTTATGCGCCGCAGGTGCTGGACACGGAAGCGCCTGACCTGATCCGGGCAAATATGCCCCAGGCCTGGGAGTCGCCGGCTTATGACGTGTTGCAGCTGGAGGACTATGAGTTTGTGACAGGTGGCGACTTTGCGGGCCAGCGACGCGCGCGTGAGGTAGTGACGGAGCGGCTAGGCTATCCTCTATCGGCGCAGCATTATCTGTCGGGCTTTGTGCTGGAGGCGGCGACAGCGGAGGCGGACTGGACGGCAATTGCCGATGCAGCCGCAGCGGCGCAGCGACGCGGCGTGGCAGAGACCTTCATCTGGGCTTGGCCGCAGGTGGCGCGCGACGGCTTTACGGCTTTTTCGATTGGTGACGGTGATGATGAGGAGGCGGCGATGGCGTTTCATGATGTGCTGTTTCCCTTGCAGTTGGGCTTTGGGGCTGCGGGCGGGCCGGAGTTTTCAACGCAAGTGGTGGTGACTGCCTCGGGGCATGAGCAACGCAACAGCCAGTGGAGCGATGCGCGGCAATATTATGATGCGGGGCTCGGGGTGCGCTCGGAGGCTGATCTTTCCCAGCTGATTTCGTTTTTTCGCGCCCGGCGTGGGCAGGCCTATGGGTTTCGGTTCAACGACCCGCTCGACAATAGTTCGGCCCTGCAGGGGCAGCCGGTTTCGCCGACCGATCAGGCGCTGGGGAGTGGAGACGGTGGGCAGACGCGCTTTGCGCTGACCAAGCGCTACGGCGAGGAAGTGGGGCAGGTCCGCCGGATAAGTCGGCCGGTTGCGGATACGGTGGTTGTGGCGCTGGACGCTGTGCCAGTGGTGGACGGCTGGGTGCTTGGAGACGGCGGGTTTGTCGATTTTGACGTGCCGCCGCCGCCAGGGGTGACGGTGAGCGCGGGGTTTCGCTTTGATGTGCCGGTGCGATTTGCCGTCGACCGGATCGATGTGTCAATTGCCGGCTGGCGGGCGGGCGAACTGCCTTCGGTTCCGCTGGTTGAAGTGCGGGAGGCCTAGGCGATGGCTGGCCCTGACACGGCTCTGGGTGCGCGCTTGACGGGAGCGCTGACGACGCTGGTTCTGTGCTGGCGGATCGTGCGGCGGGATGGGGTAGCGCTGGGGTTTACCAGCCATGACCGGCCGCTGCGGGTGAAGGGGATGCGGTACGAGCATGCACCGGGCATGTCGCCGTCTGCGGTGGTGACGAGCGACGGCCTTGAGGTGGACACGATGGAAGTGGCGGGCGCGCTTTCAGCGGACGCCATCACGACGCGCGATCTGCTCGAGGGGCGATATGACGGCGCGGCGGTCGAGGTGTTTCTGGTTGATTGGCAGGCTCCCGATGCGGGGCGGCATCGGCTGGCCTGGGGCCGATTGGGGGCGGTGGAGGCGGGAGACGGGCCCGACGCGGGCTTTGTTGCGACCCTGCTGGGGCCGACAGCAATGCTCGAGGCGACTGCGGTGGAAAGCTATTCGCCTGAGTGTCGGGCGGCATTGGGTGACAGGCGTTGTCGGGTGTCGATGCGGGGTCGTGATCATCTCACGGCGGTAGTTGCAAGTGATGGGCCGCAGCTTTCTGTATCGCTGGCGACGGCGACGCTGGATGACTTTGCCGAGGGTCGGTTGCGCGTTTTGAATGGACCGCAGGCAGGCGTTGAGCGACGGGTGATCGCGGCGGAAGAGGGCTGGCTTGTTCTCGATGAGCCGCTGCTTCTAGAGGCCGGGACACGGGTGAGACTGCTCGAAGGGTGTGACAAGCGCTTTTCGACCTGTGTGACGCGCTTTGAAAATGGCGCCAACTTTCGGGGCGAGCCACATGTGCCGGGCGGCGACCTGCTGATGCGGATTGCCGGGCTGTGAAGGCGGCCGCGCTTGATCCGGTGCTTGAGACGCCGTTGCGGCACTGGCCGGCAATTGTCTGCGCAGCCAGGGGCTGTGTGGGAACGCGGTTCCGGCCACAGGGACGGGTTGCCGGACTCGGGCTCGATTGCGTGGGCGTGGTGCTGATCGCGGCGCGGGGCGCGGGCATTCGTCTGGACCGAACCCCGGCCTATGACCTGGCGGGGGACAATGCAGCGCTTATGGAAGCGGTGTTTGTTGCCAATGGGTGCGCGCGGCTGCGGGTCGATGCGGCCGGGCCGGGTGACGTGGCAGTTCTGGCGCCGGCGGCGGGGCGGTTGCACCTTGGGGTGCTGACGCCGCGCGGGATGGTGCACGCGCACGCGGGCCTGGGACAGGTGGTGGAGGGGCCGGTTGATCCAGACTGGGTCTGGGTCGGCGCGTGGCGACTTTTGGGAGCAATTTGAGCCATGGCAACACTTGTTTTAGGCGCTGTCGGGCGAGCTTTTGCGGGACCGGTCGGAGGTTTGCTCGGGTCGGTGGCGGGAGGGTTTGTTGACCGGGCCTTGTTCGGAGGTCGGGGTGCCCGGGATGTTGGGCGGATCGACAATCCAGTGGTGCAGAGCGCCGCCTATGGCGAGGCACTTCCGGTAATTGTCGGGACGATGCGTGCGGCTGGAAATTTGATCTGGAGCAGCGGCATTTCGGAGCAGGTCGCGCGCAGTGGTGGCGGCAAGGGCGGCTCTGCAACCAACCAATATAGCTATTCGGCGTCGTTTGCCGTGGGGCTGGCAGCGCGGACGATTGTCGGTGTTCGTCGCATCTGGGCCGATGGACGGCTGGTCCGGGAGGCAGACGGGAGCTTTCTGCTGCCGATGGTGATGCGTCTTCATCGGGGTGACGAAGGCCAGGCCGCGGACCCGCTGTTGGCGGCAGCGGAAGGAGCCAGCCAGACGCCAGCCTATCGCGGAATGGCCTATGCGGTTTTCGAGGATCTGGCGCTGGGCGAGTTTGGCAATCGGATTCCGAACCTGACCTTTGAAATTATCGCGGACCAGGCTGGAGACGGCACAAGCCTCGATCTGGGAGATGCGGCGCGGGCGCTGGTTGAAGTAGCCGAGAAGCGGGGTAGCAAGATCGGTCTGCGGGTTGAAGGGCCATTTCCCCTGGTAAGTGGCTATTACTTCGGGCGACCGGCCAGCATGGCCGATGCGCTGCAACCCCTTATCGAGATGATCGACGGAACGCTGGTCGCCTCAGGCGACGGGCTGCTGCTGCAGGACCTGGAGACGCCGGTGAATGTGGCGGCGGTGGAAATTGCCGAGTCCAGCACGCAGGCACGAACGGACACGCAGGGGCGGACCCGTGACCGGCAGACCTATGGTGGGGACCGTGGCCCAGATATTGTCGAGATGGGATTTTATGATGTGACCCGGGATTATCAGCCGGGCCTTCAGCGGATGCGCCGAGGCCATGGCAGCCGGCTGCGGCAGGGCGTTCTTTCCGCCGCAATGACGCCGGATGCTGCGAAGTCGCTGGCAGCGAGGCTGTTATCACGGGGACAAGCGTCGCGACTGACACGCGCGCTCAGCCTGCCTTGGCGGGATTTGGGGCTGACGCCTGGAATGCTTGTCAGACTTGAGGGCGCGGACGACGTCTGGCGCATTCGGGAAGTGCGGTTTGAAAACTTTGTGATGGCGCTTTCGCTTGAGCGGCTGACGGCAAGCACAGGCCGGGCCGTACGTGCGGACGGCGGGCGGGCTTTACAGTTTTCCGATATGGCAGCCGGGGCGACCACCCTGCAATTTCTGGAACTGCCGGGGCTTGGCGGCGGCGTTCCTGCGGTGCCCGCTCTGTACATGGCGGGGGCAGGCGCCTCGGCGGGCTGGCGGCGAGCCGGTTTTGAATTGAGCACCGACAATGGGGCAAGCTATTCAAGCGCCGGCATGATTCCGACACCGACTGTAATGGGCACGACGGTTGATGCGCTTCGTGCAGGGCCGACAATGATCTGGGACCAGAACAGCTATATCGATGTCGTTCTGCTGGGATCGCATATGTGGCTTGAGAGCAAAGGCGACTTGGCTGTTTTGCAAGGGGCGAATTTGGCGCTGGTCGGGGACGAACTGGTACAGTTTGGACAGGCCGAGGCGTTTGGCCCGCGACAGTTTCGATTGACGCGATTGTTGCGCGGGCGGCGCGGAACCGAGTGGGCGACGGCGGAGCACAGCGCGGGCGAGCGCTTTGTGTTGCTGGACACACCGGCGCTGGCGGCTGTGCAGGCGTCGGTGGGGATGATCGGGCAGACACTGCAGGCACGGCCAACTGGGCCTTTCGATGGAGGTGCGGATTCGCAGGCGTTGATGGTGAAAGGCACATCACTTCAGCCGCTTGCGCCGGTGCATGTTCGGATGCGCCAAGAGGGCGGCGACATCGTGATCACCTGGACCAGGCGTAGCCGCGGGGGGTTTGCATGGCTGGACTTTGTAGATGCGCCACTTTCCGAGGTGCGGGAGGCCTATCATCTTCGCATCCTTCTGGATGATGTGGTCGTGCGGGAGCAGGAGGTGATCGAAACTCAGTTCCGCTACGACTTCAGCGACCGAGTGGCCGATGGAGGCGGCGGGACCGTTGGGGTGGAAATCGCCCAATTGAGCGCGGTTGCAGGGCCGGGACGGGCGGCGGCCGCAGTGCTTGTCGTGAATTGAGCACCCTTATTGGCTGGAGACAAACGATGACACGGAGCATTCGTCACGGCATGCCGTTTTTGATGGCGGGTCAGTCGCAAAAAGAAGTGACGCATAATGAAGCGTTGCAGACGATTGATATGAAACTGCATCTCGGCGTCGCATCGAGATCGGTCAGCGAGGCGCCTGAGGATGCCGTGGCGGGGGATGCCTATATTGTTCCGTATGGAGCCACCGGTGTCTGGTCTGGCGCTGAGGGAAGCATTGCACTTTTCGATGGGTTTGGTTGGGCCTATACTAGTCCGGTCAGCGGGTCTGTCGCATGGGTCGCCGACGAGCGGTGCATGGTTGTTTGGGAAGAAAGCTGGTCATCAGGGTGGCCGGTATCCTCCCTTATCGTCGACAACAGGGCCTTGTTCAGCGCTCCCGCAATCGAAATCAGCGGTCCTCAGGGTGGGACGGTTGTGGATGCTGAGGCACGTGCGGTGCTGTTTGACCTTCTCGCCGCCCTTCGTGACCAAGGCATTTTGCTCAACCCACCCGATTAAGGGCACGACCTTGCAGAACACTCGGTTGTGTTGCCCATAAACAACAACATAAGCGATTCAACGCTTGCTTCCCTTACGCCGCGTGCGCTAGATGGCCAATGAGTTTGACCAACTTCGTTTGCTTGATAAGGGGAATGCCATGCGTAAAATTCTGATAGGGACTGTGCTTGCCTCAACGATGTTGTCTGGCGCTGCCGTGGCCAGAGACAAGTCTTGGTATGTTGGCGTGGGGGCTGGCGTCAATCTGATGCAAAATCAGATCTTTGACATCTCGAATGCGGCAGGCACGGTGATCACGACCGATGGCATCCGGAACAAATATGAGCTCGGTTTCGATGTCGGCGGTACCATGGGTTATGATTTTGGACCGTTCCGGGCTGAATTTGAAGTTGGGTATAAAGACAACAACATTGATGTTGTGAACATCGACAAGACAATTCCCCCGATCCGCTTGTTCAATCGTGTCGGGGTTCCCGGTATCGGCGCTTATCCTGGTGCTGATGGCAACACGCGGGTCTTGTCTTTCATGGCCAACGGCTTGCTGGATTTCGGTGGCAAGGATCAGAACCTCGGCGCATTCATCGGCGGTGGCGCCGGCGTTGCGCGCGTACAGCTTTCTGACCTGCAGACCGCTAAGTTTGGCCAGGCTTTCATCGATGACAGTGATACCGGTTTTGCATGGCAGGTGCTGGCAGGTGTTTACAAGCCGATCAGCAAGCATGTTGACCTGGGCTTGAAGTATCGCTTCTTCAACGTGCCGGATGTGCAGACCTTCACGCTGAATGGTCTAGCCACAGAGACCAGCTATCGCAGCCACAGCTTTATGGTGACGCTGGCGTACAACTTCTTTACTGAAGAAGCAGCGCCGCCGCCGCCGCCGCCGCCGCCTCCGGCGCCTCCGGCCCCTCTGCCGCCTTGCCCGCCGGCTGCTGTGACGCCTGGCCCGTTCCTGGTGTTCTTCGATTGGGATGAATACGCCATCACGCCCGAAGCCTCGGCCATCCTCGATCGCGCTGTGGAGCAATACGCCGCCACGGGCCAGACCAGCGTGGCTCTGGCGGGCCATACCGATACATCGGGTGCGGCAGACTACAACATGCGCCTGTCACAGCGCCGTGCTGACGCGGTCAAGGCTTACATGGTTGGCAAGGGTGTGCCGGAAACGGTCATCGGAACCGAAGCCTTTGGTCAGACTCGTCTGCTGGTTGAAACCGGCGACAATGTGCGCGAACCGCAGAACCGTCGTGTGGAAATCACATTCAGCGGTGCGCCGATGCCGGCTGATACAGGCCCTTGCCGGCCGATGTAACAACGTTCGAAATCTGATATTACAATTAGGGCCGCTCTTGAATGAGCGGCCCTTTTTTGTTTTGACGATTCTCTTTGGTAGACGCTGACATCAACCCAGATTGATGGAATACGGAAGTAGAGCCTTGTGCGCAGTTCGGCCATGCTCCGGCTTGGTTTCGCGCGCGGCCTGTGACGTGCACCCCTGATTTGGCCCCATTTTTGGGTAGAGTCCGTTTCTCGAGGAGACGGACGAATGAAGCGGAGCAGGTTTTAGCTTCGCTGGCCTTCGGCTCAGACGAGCAGATCATCGCGATCGTGAAGGAGCAGGAGGCCGGCATAGCGACCGCCGAGGTCTGTCGTCGGCACGGGATCAGCGGGGCGACGTTCTACAAATGGAAGTCCAAGTACGGCGGGCTGGAGGTGTCCGAGGCCAAGCGGCTTCGGTCGCTGGAGGATGAGAACGCCAAGCTGAAGAAGCTGCTGGCGGAGGCGATGCTGGACATCGCGGTGTTGAAAGACATCTCTGCAAAAAAATGGTGACGCCCGACGCGAAGCGGAATGCGGTCGCCCATGCCCGGGAGAAGTTCGGGCTGAGCGAGCGGCAGGCGTGCAGTCTGATCGGTGTGGCGCGGCGGGTGGTTCGCTATGAGCCGACCCTCCCTGATGATGCGAGCCTGCGCGTCAGGCTGCGCGGACTGGCCGGCGAACGGCGGCGGTTCGGCTATCGGCGCCTTGGCTATCTGTTGGCACGCGAAGGGCTGGTGCCGAACCACAAGAAGCTGCTGCGGATCTACCGGGAGGAAGGGTTGAAGGTGCGCCGCCGCGGCGGCCGCAGGCGGGTGCTGGGCACCAGGGCACCGATGACGATGCCCCAGGGGCCGAGCCAGCGCTGGTCGCTCGACTTCTTCAGCGATGCGTCCGCATGCGGCCGGCGCTTCCGCATTCTGTGCGTTGTCGACGACTTCACCCGCGAATGCCTGGCGCTGGTGGGCGACACGTCGCTTTCCGGTGCCCGGGTAGCACGAGAACTGGATCGGTTGATGGCTGCCCGCGGCAAGCCGCTGACGGTGGTCAGCGACAATAGCACCGAGCTGACGTCAACATCGATCCTGCGCTGGTCGCAGGAACGCCAAGTTGAATGGCACTACATCGCGCCGGGCAAGCCAACGCAGAACGCCTTCGTGGAGGGCTTCAACGGCCGGCTGCGCGACGAATGCCTCAACGAGACCCTGTTCACATCGTTGGCCCACGCCAGATCGATCCTGGCTGCCTGGAAGCACGACTACAACATGGTCAGGCCGCACTCGAAACTGGGCGGGCGCACCCCCGCCGAGAGCGACGGCCGACGGGGTTGA